CTACCAGTGAAAATCCTGCCGAACATAAGTCACATAACCTGATTGAACTTGAAAATGGACAATATGCACTGTATCCAAACAATAGATTACGCATTTATGACAATAGTTTGACACCTGCTGAACCAAAAATGCCTGATTTTAAGGTCTCAACTCAATATTATCAGGTTGAAAATGGTTTTGAACGACTTGGAATGGGTCATGAGGACGAATATTTCTGGAAAACGGTAAAAGAACGTGAAGTTTTACTCGAAGAGGGTGAAAATAAATAGTATTTTACGATCAAAAAGTAAAATGGGCAACTCTCCAGTTGATAGGGACACAAAATACATGAAAAAAGTGTGGGGCACCGCAAGTTTGTCCACAGATTATGGGTCAGTGCTCGATAAAATGCATCAAGAGAACCATGAAGATGAAGAAAAAGTACTTCAGGAGATAATGCACGACAATTTGTCTAATAAAAAGAGATACCTTCAGGAATAGGGTATAAATAAAATTACGAAAACTCTTTAACAATGGCTATTCAGAGGATATCAAGATCATTTAAGGACATTAGTCTATCATTTGAACCTCATCCTGTCACAAAAGATCTTCCTATTTTGAAGAATGAGAACGCAATTCGTCGTTCTGTGAGAAATATTGTACAAACAATTCCAACTGAGAGATTTTTTAATTCTTTGTTGGGATCTGATGTGAGAAGAAGTCTATTTGAATTTGTTGATTTTGGTACAGCATCAGTTATTCAAGATCAAATTCAAATTGCTATTGAAAACTTTGAAGAAAGGGTAGAAAATCTTCAGGTTATTGTAGATCCTATTCCCGATGATAATACTTTTAATGTTACAGTCATATTTGATATTATTGGACAAGAGTTTCCAACACAAGAATATTCATTCCTCTTAGAGGCAACAAGATAAAATGCCTTTCACAAAGTACGCAAATTTAGATTTTGATCAGATAAAGACTTCTATCAAAGATTATCTCCGTGCAAACTCCACGTTTACGGATTTTGACTTTGAGGGATCTAATTTTTCTGTTCTAATAGACACTTTAGCATATAACAGTTATATCACAGCATTTAATTCAAACATGGTTGTAAATGAATCCTTTTTGGATTCTGCAACTCTAAGAGAAAATGTTGTTTCTCTTGCCGGAAATATTGGTTACGTACCACGTTCTAGAACTGCATCTACAGCACAGATATCTTTTAATGTAACAACTACCGTAGACACCCCCACATTGACCTTAAAGGCAGGTATAGTGTGCGTAGGTAGTGCTAACGACAGCACATATACATTTGCCATATTGGAGGACACTACAGCAAACACTGTCGGTGGAAATCTTGACACAATCGGTAATCCAACAACATTTACAGCATCATTCAATAATATTAGTGTTTTTCAGGGAATATTCTTAACTAAACAATTTTTGTATGATGGATCTTTAGACCAAAGGTTTGTTTTAAACAATTCTTTCATAGACACATCTACATTAAGAGTCTATGTTGGAAAATCTCAAGGTGAGAAGGGAAATCAGTATAGTGTATCTGAAAATATTTTAAATGTTGATGAAAATTCGAGAATATTTTTCCTCAATGAAATACAAGATGAAAAATATGAACTGAGATTCGGTGATGGACTCATTGGAAAAAAATTGGGTGATAATGGTGATGGAAGATTTATTACCGCAAATTATATTGTAACTGATGGTAAAGAAGGAAATGGTGCTGCTAATTTTTCTTTCTCTGGAACCTTAGAAAGTGCTGATGGCAAAATAATTGATCCAGGACAGGTTAATATTACAACAAATCAATCATCTATGAATGGTGGAGATATTGAACCGGTAGATTCTGTGAAATATTATGCTCCTAAAATATATTCTTCCCAGTATAGAGCTGTTACATCTAGAGACTATGAGGCAATTATTAAAAAAATATATCCAAATACAGAATCTGTTTCTATAGTTGGTGGTGAACAATTAGATCCACCACAATTTGGTACTGTTCAAATCAGTATCAAACCAAAAAATGGAAGTTTTGTTTCTGATTTTAATAAAGAACAAATTTTATCACAATTGAAACAATATTCAGTATCTGGAATTAATCAAAAAATAACCGACCTCAAAATTCTTTATGTTGAATTAGATTCTTCAGTTTATTACAATTATTCCCAAGTATCTTCTGAAGATGAATTAAGAACATCCGTTATAGATACTCTTCAAAAATATTCAAAATCTTTAGACTTGAATAAATTTGGTGGAAGATTGAGATATAGTAAATTACAGCAAGTTATTGATAATACTGACACTTCTATTACTTCAAATATTACAAAAGTTACCATTCGTAGAGATTTGAAGTCGATATTAAATAGTTTTGTTCAATATGAATTGTGTTTTGGAAATCGTTTTCATGTAGATTTTGATGGAAAAAATATAAAATCTACAGGATTTAAAATTTTTGGAGAATCTTCGACTGTATACATAACAGATTTTCCTAATTTTACTGAAGACAATAAAATTTTAGATACTGGAATTGTTTCAATAATTAAATTGGATTCTCAAGGAGGTGCTGTTGTTGTTTCTGAAAATGTTGGAACAGTTGATTATAAAAAGGGGGAAATTATTTTTGGACCTTTAAACATTACAGAAACTTCATCTCCTGGAAATATTATCGAAATTCAAGCATTTCCAGAATCCAATGATGTTGTTGGATTGAGAGATTTGTATATCTCTTTAAACGTTTCTAAAAGTTCAATAAATATGGTAAGAGACGTGATTGCTTCTGGAGATGAAATATCAGGAACCAGATTTGTCAACGATTTTTATACCTCAAGTTATTCAAACGGAAATTTAATAAGAAAGTAATATGATACAAACTGGAATTGAATCTAAAGTTAAGATTCAGGACATAATTTCCAATCAGTTACCAGAATTTATTTTGGATGAAAGTCCAAAGACGGTTGACTTTTTAAAGCAATATTATATCTCCCAAGAATTTCAGGGTGGTCCTGTTGATATCAGCGACAATTTAGATAATTATTTAAAATTAGATAATTTAAAACCAGAAGTAGTTGTCGATAGCACAACGTTAACTTCTAATATAACAATTTCCGATACTACAATTAATGTATCTAGTACTAGAGGATTTCCAAACAAATATGGACTTCTCAAAATTAATGATGAAATTATTACTTATACAGGGATAACCACTAATACTTTTACTGGTTGTATAAGGGGATTTAGTGGAATTACCAAATATAATGATGACTTAAATAAAGAAAATTTGGTATTCGAATCTTCAACTGCAAATAGTCACGAATCAAATTCATCTATTCAGAATTTAAGTTCTTTATTCTTAAAAGAATTTTACAAAAAACTCAAAAAAACGTTTACTCCAGGATTTGAAAATATTTCGTTAGTTGATGAAATAGATGCTGGTAATTTTATAAAGAGAGCAAAAGATTTTTATTCGTCTAAAGGGACCGATGAAGCAATAAAGATTCTTTTTAAAGTTATTTTTGGAGAAAAACCTTCAATTATAAATCTAGAAGATTATTTAATTAAACCATCTTCAGCAAATTATGTTAGAAGAGAAGTAGTTATTGCGGAAGCAGTATCAGGTGAACCTTTAAGAATTATTGGACAAACTATAATAAAAAGTACAGATGAAAATACAACTGCATCAGTTTCTTCAGTAGAAGCATTTACAAGAAAAGGAAAAACTTATTTTGTAATAGAACTTTACGTTAGTAGTGATGGAAGATCCTCTGTTGAAGGAAACTTTATAATTACTCCTAATACAAAGTTAACTGAAAATGCTTTTGTAGGAGATTCTATTTTAACTGTAGATTCTACTATAAGTTTCCCAACATCCGGAAATTTAATTTCTGGAACTAATACCATTTCATATACTGGAAAAAGTATTAATCAATTCTTTGGTTGTACAGGGATTAATTCCAACATAGTAAAATCATCAAATATTAGATCAGAAGATACTTATTTTTCTTATGAAGATGGAGACATCTCCAAAAAAGTAGAAATAATACTTTTAGGTGTAGTTGGTAATTTAAAAGAAAGTAGTAAAAACTTCATAGTAAATGAAGGTGATTTGGTTGGCATTAAAAATTTGGGTGATAAAGTAGAAAACAATAATTCAAATTGGAAAGAAATTTTTGCAAATTCCTTCATATACAACACAAGTGCCAGTTATCAAGTAACAAATAATTCAAATATTGAACTTGGATCTTCTATAGATAGATCTAGTCTAAAAGTTGGGGATGAAGTTGAAGTAATAGAAAGAGGATCTATTCCGGAAGTTATAGTTCCTACTGACAGCTCAATTTATATTAGAACAATTACAGGGAATGCTTTAGAATTACAAAATGCACTGAAATCTGGGGGTTCTGACTCAATTTTTGATTCAATCGAAAAATTTAATGTAAGAAGAAAATTAAATAAAGTTAATAAATCGGGATCTCAATTTTCAAATAATTCTTTATTGTCAGATATTTTAAATTTATACACTGATAAAGATGAATATGCATATGTAGCTTCCAATTCACTTCCATCAAGTGTGAATGACAATTTCAAAGATTCTAATGATAATCCAATAAAAAATTATCGTTTAAATATTAATACTAATATAAAATCGGTTACTATCGATAATATTGCCAATCTTCAAGATTTAGAAAATGAGGTATATAATACTATAAAAATTGATTCCGACGTTCCATTTTTAACTGGTGATAAAATATTTTATTCTCCCCAATCAGAATCTTTGGTTGGATTAGTAACCGGAACTTATTTTGTAAAGAAAATATCATCTGATAAATTTAAATTATACAGTTCTCAATCTTTAATAGATTTGGGAAATAATATAACATTTCAATCATCACCAGCAGGTATAGGATCGCATACATTTACCTTAGATTCTCAAAGAGATTCTGAACTTGGAGTACAAAAACTATTAAGAAAATTTCCATTAGAAAAAAATATTGAACAGGGTTCAGGAGATATTACAACTCCCGGATCAACTGGTATGTTGATAAATGGAGTAGAAATCAATAATTATAAATCTAATGATAAAATTTATTTTGGACCAATTGAAGAGGTAAATATATTGAATGGTGGAGAAAATTATGATGTAATTAATCCACCAATTGTCTCAGTTGATAATCCAAGTATTGGAAGCACTGCATTTATTCAACCAGTCATTAGTGGAAAATTTGAAAAAATATATGTAGATAGTCAAGATTATGATATTGATAAAATAGGACCTATTGATATTTCTGGAGGAAATGGCACTGGTGCTGTTATAGAACCCGTATTAATTTCTAGACCAAGAGACATTTTATTCAATGCTCGCAATTTTTCTATTGGTGGAGGAGTTGATCAAACAGGAAATAAAATTGTATTCTTAGATGATCATAATCTTGTCAATGGTCAAGAAGTAATTTATAATTCTCTAGGAAATAACGCTATAAAAATTGGAACACTATCTAATAACAAAATTCTTCCAGATAATTCAACATATTTTGTTAGAATTGTTAATAATAAAGCAATAAAACTATATTTCAATCAAAGTGATCAGCAATCTGATACAAATTCTGTTGGAATTTTTACGGGTTCATCAGGAACTCATAGATTTTCAACTCTTTCCTCCACAAAACAACTTGATTATATAAAAATAATTAATAGTGGAGAGGGTTATACTAATAGGAAACTTATTACTCCTGCTAGTGGAATATCTACAACAAATAATACGGTTACATCCAAAAATCATGGATTTAAGAATGGTGAAATTGTAGAATACAAAGGATCTGTTTCAGGAACCTTATCTTTTAAAAAAGGTGGTATTGCTGGAAAATTCTTTAATGGAAATTGGAGAACGGTAATATCTACTGGTAATATAGGATCAATACCTCTTACTACGGCAAATGATAGTAGTAATGTAACAGGAACAAATGGATTACCAGATCCAAGTTATAGGTTCGGAGTGAATTTCTGGAGTGTTGTTAATTTTGGTAATAATTTAGGAAATAATTATGGATGGATTGGAGTAGGATATTTTAGACCAAGAGTATCTGGAACATATAAATTCTACACTCGTTCAGATGATGGAAGTGGTATTTGGGTAGGTGATCTTGCACTTGAGGGTCAAACAAGAACAAAGGCTAATGCCACAGTTGATAATAATTTAGGTGGTGCTCAATCAGCAAAAGAAAGATCTGGAACTATAGACTTAATTGCTGGTGTTTATTATCCGTTTAGAGCGGTAATGGAAGAAACTACTGGTAATGATGTCTTTAGGATTAGTTATGAAGGTCCCGGTATAACAAAAACAACTGATTTATCGGAAGATTTTTATGCATCTGCTACAGCAGATGGTACTCTTATTGGAGATTTTGACACACCAATTCCAATAGCAGGTGTAGAAACTACAAATCAATATTATGTTTTGAAACTTGATGATGATACATTTAGAATATGTGATGCTGGTATTGGAGGAACTATCACCTCTAATTTTGAAAGACAAGATTATGTTAAATTTGCATCATCTGGATCACAAAATCAAGTATTTAAGTATCCAGATATTTCAGTTTCTATTAAATATACTACTGCGGGAATTGGAACAACTACACAAACACTTGAAGATTTGGTAGTAACTCCTGTGGTAAAGGGAGAAATTATAGATGCATATGTTTATGAACCAGGAACTGGGTATGGATCAACAGTTTTAAATTATGAGGATAAACCAACAGTAACTGTAAAGAATGGAACACTTGCTCAAATTAAACCAGTTGTTGTAGATGGTAAAGTCATTAATGCTACGATTAGTTATAGTGGTATCAATTATTTTTCTGTTCCGGATTTAGTGGTTTCTGGATCTGGAATTGGAGCAGAATTGAGGGCAATAGTTAATTCTAATGGACAAATATCTGATGTTAAAGTTATCAATACTGGTATTGGATATTCTCCTTCAAACACTAGTGTTGATGTTATTTCATCAGGAAAGAATGCATTTATAGATTTAGGAATAAGAAAACTAACCGTTGATATTAACCAGAGATTTAATAATGGAGAAATAGTATTACCAGGAAAAGATAAACTTCAGTATTCAGTCTCAAAATATTTTGAAGGTCTAAGAAATTCATTCTTAGAAGATGGT